GCTTCCATACCTGTTGCTCCGAATTGAGCGGCTACCACGGCTGCCTCATCAAGTCCAAAGGCTGTTCCTAGTACTGCGTCGTTTGCGGATTTCATAGCCGCCTCAACGTCCATACCTAGACCTTGGAATTGGAATTGGGCTTTCTCAATGTTCATAGCCCTTCTTCTACCGCCCTCATTAATAGGATCAACTATAGACTTCCATAGAGTATTACCCATATCTATTGCTTTTCTAGTAATATCACTTATAACGGTCGCTGCCGCTATTCCCAGACCACTGAATTTCCCTTTAATCCCTTCAACAGCGTCTGCTATTCTAGATAAATCGATCGCTTTGTTACTGTTTATTGTTTCGTTTATTGATTGGAATGACTTAAGGGTGTCTGTTACGTCCCTTTTAAATTTGTCATTGTCTAGAGACATTCGAACTATCTTTTCATCTACTGGACGAGCCATCAGTCAAACAACTCCTTCGTCATTACATTGTCGGTCGTATTAAACACTTCGTCCATTGATCGGACAATATACGGTCTAGGTGGAACGTACCCTCCCCCTCCCGTTCCATGTCCTGAATCTATTATTCTAGCAATATTAACCGAGGCGTGAGGGTGTGCTCTATTATACCAGATAATATCACTACTTTTACTTGTGGTTATGATCTCTGAGGTCCATCCAGATGCAGTTTCGCCTGTCGCCCTAGGAGTATTCCTAGCAAGTACCTTCTCCCCCTCGCTAGCTACCAACTGGAGAGCTTTAACCGGGGCCTTATGCACAACCCCCGATAACCATGAGTTTATCTTACTAAAGTCTCCTTTAGATTGTATTGTGAGTCTCATATATCATCACCCCCTAGTGTTTAATCGTGCTTTACGTGCTGCATTAATTTTTGCGTTCTGTCTCAAAATATCATTCCTACTCATCTTCTTAGGTGGTGCGTTATTGTTAGATATTATTCTTAATATAACCATAAGTCTATTAAGGTTTTTGTTTTCAAATTCGATAGGTATTCCCGCCTGGAACATTAATGCGTATATTTCCTCAGACGTATATACCTTTCCTGACTTAGCAGTCGTTCCTTTACCCTCTACCGTTCTGAATCTGGTAGCAGTGAGAGGACTTGCGATGTATTCGGCTATTTGTTTCATAACAGGCTCAGTTAAATCACTAGCCTCAATAGGATCTACCGCCATTCGTAAGTATAGATCTATGATTTCTTCTGCTGTGAGGTCGACGTTTCGATCCAGGAACGCCTTCTGCCATCTTCCTTCCCACTCGTATAAGATCTTAAGCGTATATTGGAACCTTACAACACCTTTGTGTTCGTATTCGAACTCCTGTGTATCTGGATTGTAGTATTCTACAGTCCCTAAATCAATTGATAGCACATGTAAGTACCTCCAATTTTTTAAAAAGAGTTAGGCTGAGTTTTATACCCAGCCTACTACTTTATTTACTCTACCACATCTGGCGTGACCCGGTTTCTGTTCTGACCGTTATCCGCCACCTTCTCACCGAACTTCTTAGCTAGACCAGGAGTAGTAATCAGTTGTTCAAAGAATTCTGCGTATGCTGGTGAATATTCAAAGTCTCTCCTAATTTCTGGAGACTTACGGAATGTTCTACCGTCCGCAGATTTAACACCGTACGAATCTAGGATAATCTTCTCCATGAACGATAGTAGGGTGTTAAGATCGTTATCTGCTACTAGCTTCTCAATATATTCTTTAATGTCCACGTCAATAGACGCCTCAATTCTAGTAACCTCTGGTAGAGATAGGTGGAAATAGTGATCCTCTTTTCTCTCTACTCCATTAAAGTCTACGTATGTGATAGTTTGCTTATACATATTCAATCATCCTCCTAAAGTAATTGTATTCATTTTGACGGAATCAGTCACCCGGTTTAGTTAAAGCGACAATCTCTTGGATACTTGGGAGCGTTGGTTCACTTTCCTCAGTTCCATATACCATATCCTGTAACTGTTTAAATATTGCTTCGCCAACTTCTAACTTAGATACCGTAATTCCAGCAGATGGTTCTAAGTCTAAATCTGATAAGTCTACTGGCGTTGTTGTATACTCCCATGAGAATGTGATTGCGTCTGGATCTTCGTTTACAGTCTCATACGCTCTCTCAGACGGTGATACTCGAGCGTTGTATACGAAGTGCAGTTTCTCACCGTATCTATTACCCTCCGTATCGTTACCAACAATTGTAGAATACACCAGACCGAAAGGTACTCTCGTCTGTTGACCTATGAACACTCCCGGATTCACTGTAGCAGACCCATCACACTCTTCGAACTCCGCAGGATACGTATATGCCTCAATTGTGCCCTTATGAGTCTCGGCAGACATTAGAGTTAGGTATTTAATATTGTCTGCGTAAAGGTCGTTAGGTTCAGCACCATCATTACTTTGCGATACTGATTGTAGCCCGTTCCACGCGACTCCAGGCCCGTACTCTCCTCGCTTGTCTTGAACGAAGAGTACCCCTTTAGATACCCCCGTCTCATATAGTCTCTCGCTAATCTTATCCCATACTAATTTAGCCATTTATGTTTCCTCCTAGAAATATAGTGTTAGATTTGTATGATTGACGTTATCCATCGTAAAATGATTGTCTATTTTACAATATGTGAAATACCGTTCTATCTGGTCGGGTATATCGCTATCAGGGTCGTGACCCATTAACGTCAACTTATACTGTTGTCTTTCATAATAAATTGAGTTGTTACTGTATCTATTATTTTTACCGCTCTTATTCACTACTATGCAAGGGTATTTTAAAGATATATTAGATGGCGGTTGTAGATATACGTTATTACAGAATATCTTTAATAGATCGTAGAGCTCGTCCCAATCACCCATTCCACATACCCCCTATACTTAACGTTAGTCGGGGTCTTCGCACCTCTACACCAGTGACTTTCCATTTATGACCGTCTATTTCAACCCATTTAATATTGTAGTAATTACGGAAGGCGTAAGCGTCTCCTACTACAGATATACGATGATTGAGGGACACATCATCGTTAACTCCGTCACTGTTTCTCGTTGACGAAGATTGTGAGATTATGTCCCCTTTCATCTTTCTAGGAACCTCTAGCTGTTTCCATATTCCTGGGCTGGTTTCTATATCCTCAGTATAACCTACGTTTCCTGAGAATCTAGCCATGTATTACTCGCCTGATCCTTCAGTACCTGCTTCTCCAGCCTCGCGGTCTGCTTGTCGCTTACCCCAAGTCATACCACCTTGTTCATCGTTCGCACTAGTACCTTTAGTAGTGTGTAGACGGATTGCTGATTTAGGAAGCGTTAGAGCTCCAGATAGACGAGTCTCAATTAAGTACTTGTACTGGTTAAAGTCGATATCGAAGTCGTCAAAGTTAGTGATTTCTCCACCTTTAGCAGCACCAATCTGATAGTCTTTAAGATTAACAATAATAGCACCTTTACCTACCATGAACGAAGTTGGAATAATCTCATTGACTCCTAGTCGAGTTGCGATTGACGCGTTTGAAGGGATGTCTCCGAATAAGAATCGTCCGTCAGTACCTTTCAATAGTTTAACCTGCGCTAGAACTGTTGGGTCGATATATAGATCTGGCATTCCTGATCCACGGTATTCTGACATTGCTAAGATAACGGCCTCTACGAAATCTTCTGGACCACTGTATTCTTTCTGGATAACAAAGAACTCGTGATCAGAGATCACAGGACGGATCTTAGATTCATCAATCTTGTCTTCGTCGTCAAAGTCTCGACCATCACCGACTAGAATAGCCCGAGCGATCTCCTCTTCTAACATCATTCGCATTTCACGGTTCATGAACGCGACGACATTAAAGTCTGTGATATCAATAATATCATCTCTGTCTAGTTTTTGCTTCTTGTAGATAGTAGTAGGACCTGTCTCTCGCTTGATAAGGCTGAAGAACTCTTCTTTCTTAAAGTTACCTTTGATATAACCTTTAGCTCTAGCCTCCTCTTCAGTTAAGTCGGCCATTAGTGTTCTAACTCTCGAGAACGGTGACTTTGAAGTCTTATTAAGGATTTGCTTATACGCTGTATTCGGGTCCTTATAGATAATTGGTGTATTTCCATTAGTAGGATGTGCTGCTTCAGGGAATAACATCTCGATAGAGTTAATCCCGTGTTTTAAAGTATCAGATTCCCCATTGTCTGCTAGTACGTCTTTTAGAGAAGATGCTTTAGTATCCATTGCGGTTTTAATAGCCTCGTTAAAGCTGTGAAGCATAATGTTTTGGTCGTTATTTGTACCGTTTTGGTTAAATACGTTTTGTTTCAATTCTCCCTCGTCCCCTTCTTTAGTATCTTCGTCATCGTCGCCTATAGCCATTCCTACTAGCGCATATAACGCTTCTTGCTGTTCGTCAGTCATGCTGTCAATAATTTCACCTATTGTCTTGTCCTCTTTTTCTGATTGTTCGTTTTTCTCACTCACTTCTTCTCCTCCTTCTTTATGAGTAATTACGTCTTCTGGTGTGTGAATTAGCGTTCCTGGATAAATGATACCCTCTTCTTCGTCAGCTCCCTCTTCGGAATGTCTAACGACCGAGTCAATCATAGCTCCTGGGTTAGCTCCTGATAATACTAGACTTACTTCGTAGATCGAACCATGGATAACGTTATTTCCTGAGCGTTTAATCTTTCGTGCCCCGATAGACATGGACGATATGTCTCCGTGTCTAACTAGTTCTTTAGCGCTCTGTGCCTCCTCAGTATCGTTGAAGAAACCATAGCCGTATACTCCCAGTTCCTCGTTTTTTAGCTCAACATGACCTAGAACGTTTTTTGGAGAGCTATATTCATGGTTCCATACTAAGGGTACTTGCTTACCATCATTACTCTTGAACGCATCGTGCTTGATTGTTACCCCATCAGCACATAGAATATCGTTCTTTGTTACCCATCCTGCAAAGTCGTACTGCCTCTTACTCATCTGTGTTGGTCGCCTCCTATTATAGTTATTTCACACATTTAGATTAATAATCAGGGGACGTGATCGACCCAATAATAACCCTTTTGTATTCATTTTGACGGAAACTACTCCTCTCCTTTATCGTCCGGCTCTTCGTCTTCTGTCTTAGGAACAGGGACTTTTGGAGACGGATTGCCCCCGGCTTGCTTATCGTTAGGCATGTTAGGATTAAACAGCTGATCTGCTTTTGGATCGTTTGAAGGCCTGAATCCTACGATCTTACGCATCTCGTTAGATGTGGCAATCTCATTACGTATAAACACCTCTCCTAGATTAGCTATTGCCTCTATAGGGACCATCTTGAACATGTCTCTATAGTAAGTGATCTTATGACCCTGAGTACGTGCTGTCTTAGTTATGAACTTTCTATTAAACTCCGAAACTATATTGTCGACTATTGGGTCTATGGTGCGAGAATAATACGTTCTTAACTCCTCTTCTTTAGCTGTACCGTTAAAGATGTTTTCGGTCAGACCTAACTGGTTATAGAACTCGGTATTTAAAGCAGCAATACTCTCAGGTAGTTGTGAGTTTAATGGTCTATTTAGCTGGTGTATATTCTCGGTACCGTCTATATAAGCTATACCGTTTCTACCTCCTGCTAGCTGCTCTTCTATATCTTTAATTCGTTCTATAGCTTTCTGCTTCTGTAGATCAGTCTTGACTGCGTAAGGGACACTTATTAATAGATCTAGTCGTCTCGAGGATGCTAACTCGTCTACATCGTCTAACTGTCTTAGTTTCCGAACCAACCTCTTAAGTGTAGAGTTTTCATCGTTAACGACAGCATATAGGGGGTTTTCTATAATGGCTACATATTTCTTCTCTAAGAATAACCTCTCATTCATACCAGTCTTATCGTTATATAGTTCGACCTCTACATTTCTCGGAAACCATTGGGTTACCTTACCTACCCTAAGGGAGTTAATATCATACCCTCCTGTCCTTTCGGGAGAGAGCGTTGTTTCTACTGGGACTACTGCTACAAC